TAAAAACCGATACTGCTCCATATCTTTCACACTGCCATTGACAATCAACGCTTCCGTCTGGTGACGAAGGTTTTTAATAGCAATCAGCGTTCTTTCAGTAAATTCAAGCATGGATTATCCAATGAAGCAGACAGTAGAGACCCCTGTCCGTGGGCTTAAGTGCATTATGCACATGTTTGTTACGTAATCAACACCTTTTTGAACGCATCTTTGCGATAAACATACGTTTTCTTTGGTGTATCACTACTAACCGGTACTTTTTTAAGTTTTGGCTCTGGTTTTGGCACCGAAACCTTAGGTTTTTTGGTTTGCATGGCTGTTTTTTTAACCTCGCTGTTGTTTTTGAGCATCAATTGCAAGTTTTGCCTGCTGCAAAGCCATATCACTCTGCATTTTTTGGGCATCCAACTGAATTTTGGCTTTTTCGTTACTGTCTTTGGCCTGATCATTGGCCGCTCTGGCCTGAATCTCCTGCTCTTTGACCTTGACCAATGGATCTTCTGGTGGCGGACCCTGCAAATCAGTCTGTATTTTCTTGGCTTCTTGGTAATACTCTGCAGTTTTGATTGCAATCATCGCTTCACGCTGCAATGCAGACACCATACTGTCAGGATCAGTACCGTATTGCGTAAACAACTCTGCTTCCGTCGCCTCTTCGGCCTTCAAGCGGATGTGATCAAAGATGTGTTTCTGCATTGTCACCGCCACCTGCGGCATCCCAGCTATCAAAGGCGACATACCAAACAAAAGGTGGTTCATGATGTGCGCATCATGCTGCTGACCAGCAAAAGCTTTCAGTGGTGAGCCATCTAGCGCCTGCGAGTTCTCGCTAACAGGATCTTTAGGCTTGTCCACATTCTGCGTATTTAAAATACCATCAATATCCCGCACTCCAATCGCTTGGTACATGCGGCGATATGCCTCATACATGTTATGCATCTGAGGATTACTCTGCGCCAATTGTAGTTGCGTCTGTGCCATCGTAATGCGCTGGGCTACAGAGAAGATGTTGGGGTCAGACACCGGCAAGACATCAATGCGATCATCAAAGTCTTTACGCTTGATTGACCGCGTCTCACCCGGCACGTCATACGGATACTCATCAGGCAAGTACTCACCAAATCCCTTGGCAAGCAAATTAAACTCAATCCGCTGCGCGTAATGCAAACGCTTATGGATTGCAGACATCACCTGTCCGCCTTTTTCCAACAACGCAATCGTCGTACCTACCGCTGCATTCTGATTGCTGTCTCCCACCTGCATGTCTGTGACACTGGCTAACCTGCGGCCTGCATCTGCGCAGAAACCAAGCAGCGCAAACAAAGTCTGGCTTGGCTCCTTGTACGGCAGTGGCATCAGCGTCTGGCTGAGTTCCACACCGCCTGCATCAATGTCTCTAAACTCACCCGGCTGCAACGGCACATCATCATTCATAATGCGCGCGCCCTTGGCCTTGAAACCTGCCGGCAGATTTACAAGCGTTCCTGCATCCAGCAACTGACGCAGTGCAGAAGTTGCCGCTTGACTCAAGCCACCCACCAAATGCAAGAAGCCCAAACCATACGCGCCCAAGCCCTGCACCAACATGTAGTGCACATAGTATTGCTTGCGGCGGAACAGATCGTCGCCCTCACTCCAGTTGCGACGCACACCCACTGTCGATCCCGAAGTCCTGTCTATCGTGATGATGTACGGCAAGCGGAGGCCCGTAGGCTCATCGTCCTCATCCGTGTGCTCAAAGCCTTGCAGGTCGTAATCAATCTGAAACTCCAGCAATTCCATTTCCTCATCGTCCGTATTGGGCGTGATCTTTGTAATGCGGTCTGTTTCTTTTTGGATGATGTTGTTGCCAACATCTGACGTGCTGCGCTCTTCTGCAGTATCCAAGTACTGACCACGCAGCACCGCTTTGCGGTAATCATTCACCGACATCGGCACCACATGCGTGATCCGCGGGCACTCACTCATCACACTCGATCCGTTGTACGGGATATACAAGTTGTCAGGCAAGATCAACTTGCTCACCATCCGATCACGATCCTCGTCGTAGTACACCTTCTTAAACGCCGAGCCACCGTAACCTACATAGAACAACAACTGATCAAAGTCTGGTGTGTACTCTTCCATCACCGATGTGATCTGGTAGTTCATGAAGTCACGCACGCGATCCGCCTGCATCAACTTCTCTCGTGTCTCTTTCCCCAGTACGCGCGTGCGCACGGGCCCGTCCGCGGGCATCAATTCCTTGAGCGCCTGCGCTTGGAACTGCACAATTGCTTCTGTCAACAAAGGATGTGTCGTAGCTGCAGCACCCTTGAAAGGACGTGTGCGCTCATCAAAGGTAAAGCCAAGCAGCTTCAAGCCCTTGCCATACTGCTCTTCCCAATCCTTACGCGAGCCCTGATCCGCCTCAAACAAAGGCAACAACTCAGAACTGATCTGCTGCAAGACACTCGAATCAAGGACCTCGGCCAGATTTGCACCAAAGGGCACTTCGTCTTCTTCTGCACCTAGCGTTACATCAACACTTCCGGTTTCTGGATCAAGCACGATCTCTATGTCAGGCATGTCCTCTGCCACCATGCTCTCAACTTCAACATCTATGTTGCCAGCAGGCAGGTCGTTGTTCTTTTCAATAGGCATGTTATTCCTTACATGTATCTGCGGTTATCGTTGGGTTGGCGCTCGATCATACCGCCAGTGGCCTTGGTTTGAAAGAGATTCATCTGAATTGCCCGCGCTGCATTAGGTGGCGTATATTCTTCTACCTTTTTAAGCAAGCCCGGAAGTTCCCCCGCGTCTACATAATAGGAATCACCGTTGAGTTTACGCAGTTTGTCTATGTAGCCACTGTTAAACTTTTTCATGTACTCCGGTGTGCTCAGGCTTTTTGCAAGTTCTACCCGCGCATCCACCATGTTAATGCCGTCTAGGTTATCCACGCTTAGCAGATCAGGGCCTTGACGCTTCACAAAGTCTTGGACCTGTTTGAGATACGGGGAGTTTCTCAGATCAGAGTTGTTAAACTGGCCTTTGATTTCTGTGATTCGTTTTACATCTTGATTGTTCTTCACAAACTCTTGGTACTCGGGCATTGCTCTGATCATTTCATCTGCCCGTTGCTTTGTAAGTGTTCTATCCCTTGTCATCGCGTCAATTTCTGGCAAATTAGGGTTAGCTAAAATAAACTCACGAACACTTACTGGGGGACTATTGACTGTAAGCTGAACACGAGGCTCAAACTTCTTGTCAAGCAGGATGTTTAGTCGGTTTTCGCCAGAGCCGTAGTCCAAAGCATACGTACTCTTGTCCGTGCACCACCCACCAGCACATCCAATGTCTTTTACCATTTCTTCGTGCTTTGCGTTATCTGCCAAATCAGCAGGGCTAATCCATTTGCTGCCGTTGTCATAACTTTGGCTCACAATCTGTGGGTCCTTGGAAATAGCAACGCCGGCCAACTCTGCACGCTTTTTGGCCACCCACTCTTGTTTGTTAGCCACGCGATTAGATGCCTGTGCAGGAGTCAGGCCCTTCAAGGTGTCTTCTGTCAAAGTGTATTCTTTTGGTATTACCGCACGTTCTCCATACGCCTTGAACTCCGTCTCCTTAAACATCTTTTTCATCTCGTCCACCAAAACTTCAAGTTTAAGATTTTCTGTGGCGGATCCGCTCATCTCGCTTAAACGCATTTCTGGGTTAGTATCTTGAAACTTTTTAAGTGACGGTGGAATTAATTTTTCCGACAAGTCTTGCAATTGAACGGGGTAAATAGACGAATCTATAACCGCTTCTACCTCTTGCCCTTTTGCTGTTTTTGCAAAACCAGCTTTTGGAAACCCTTCTCTTTCCCGATCAATTGCAAGGTTTTTAGAAATTGAATATGGATCGTTTTCTAAAAATCTAGGGGACATAAAATGCAGCTTTTGACCTTTTTCTGCCGCCTGAACCATTTGATCTTGCTCTGTTCCAAAGTCACGGCGCAAATACGCACCCACTTTATTTCTTACCCAATCTGCCAAAGCAGGGTTATCTGACCGAATACCTGATTCAGTATCCGCCATACGTGCAAAAAAAGCTACGTGTGCATCGGCCTCATTCATCTCAGGACGAATTGTGCCAAACGCAGTTGTACTTTCTGGACGCATAATAAACGGCGTGCCTTTATTACGGATTGCATACGAAGCACCGGGAGCTGCTAACTGCTGGTTGTAGCCTTGGAAATCACGGGCCAACATCTTGGCGGCTTCCCCTGTTTTCTCTGCAGCCTTCACGCCCGCGCGCGTAACGCCTGCCGGATTGACAAGGTTGCTGCCTAGATCACCAGCGCCGTAGAAACCGGCTAAAGTTGGGTCGGTAGATGGGGTAAATCCTAGGCCCTTGCTGCGCAGTCCTTCTTTAATGTACTCACTGCCCATGAACGGCTTCTCAACACCACCGCCATACACGTTGGCAATCATGTTGGAAATATCCATTGGCGCACCCAAGATATTCTGCGGTACGTTGGTCATGCCTTTCAGAAACTCTATCTGTCCTTGACCAGACTGCAACGCCTGAGAAACAGGGCCTGCCTTGCGACCGATGCCCGACTTCTGTGCAATAAACGCTGGGGTGCTGGCTGCTTCTCGCTCCGCTGCTTCTTGAGCCGCGAGCCGTTCTATTTGCTGCATGGTCAAGCGCGGTGTTACTTCGCCCTCTTCAGGACTACCCTCGGCGCGATAGACAGGACCACCCTCGGCACGCTTAAACACACCTTTGATAGCATCCAACATGCCGGGTTCTGCAACGCGTGTGTAAGGAGACAAGTCCCGCGGGTCTAGGCGCGTTTGACGCAAACCAGTGATGGCGTTATATGTCTCACGGACATCGGGACGTGAGAACAAAGTCTTACGTAACTCCGGATCTTTGGTCAAATCTACTTTTAAACGCTGCTCTGCTGCTGACAGTGATGCTAACTGTTCATACAAAAGGTTCTTGCCCATTCCAAACTTAGACTGGAACTCAAGCATTTTTGGATCAAAGTAAGCATTCTTTATGTTGTATTTTTCTTCTAGGTAAGGGCCAAGTTCTACCGCTTTTCTAACAAACTTAAGACGAGAATTACCCTTATCGCCTATCAACTCATCAAACTTGCTATTAACGTTAGCTCCACTGCCTAAGTTTTGACGTGCCAACAAATGTTCTGTTTCATGCGCAACGGTGTCTGCCCCCTCGCCCTTACTTGGGTTTAAAAACATCGCCTGAGCCATGCCAAAGTTTTTCTTGTTATCATTGCTATCTAAAATATAACCAGATGTAGTAGTTCTGGTCAGTGACGGATCGTTGTACATCATCAATCCGGGCAACCCTGCTGCCGATGGATTTAATTCAAGCGGAGGATCTACTCGTTTTAGTGACGCAGGGGACGTGCCTTCGTTGCGCAAAATACGAATTGTCTCAGGATCTAACTTACGTTCGCCTGTTGGGGGGCTGCCGTCTGCGCGATTAACAGGAATACGGATATTGACTTCGGGACCCTTACTGCCTACATACGCTCTGCCCAACTCACCCGCCAAATCACGGGGGCTAAAACCACCCTTAACAAATTCAGTCAAGGCATTCTTGGCAGACTTTACAAGCTTTTCGCCCGTACCCATCTTCTCGTACTCCGCGACCCGCGGGCCGTGGAAATCGTACCTGTCTGTGATAATGGTGGAACCATCGGGGCCTTGCTTGTACTGGAAACCACCCAGCGTATTCCTAATGTCCACGTAGTCCGGACCAATCTGGTCACCAGTGGGATAGTCCTCATAATCTACCCGACCCTTACCGCCTCTGGCTTGACTGCGCCTAACGGCATCCATCATGGCCATCTGTTCCTTAGCCGTAAAGTCTTTTGCTGTAATAGGTTCTCTGCGACCAGTCAAAACGTCTACATAAGTTCTCGACGCCGCATCAAAGAACGGCTCATCCTTGCGCTCTGTTGGTCCTTGAGCCGTAATCCGTTCTATCTGTTGTGGCGTTAAACGCTCGCCCTCTTCAGGGCTTCCATTAGCGCGCCGGACAGGGGGCAAACCAACAGAGATGGGCATCGACTCTGTATCACCCGTATCTATCTCAGGGTTCAAACGTTGACTTAATTCTTTTTGCAAATCCGACAAGGGATCTTTGCCTGTCACGTGCTTATACGCTGCATACCCAGCAGTTAAACCTACACCCATTGGACTTGTTGGCACTTTATACTCACGCATAAATGCAATAGGATCTTTTTTATAC